TTACAGGGTTTTTATTATTTTTTTATTAGGTTGTAACTATCAATCCTTTGCATTCAATGCCATGCCATCCGCATTTAAAAACAAAATAGGGTCATTTTTAGCAGGTATATTTTAAAGTAGTGAAACAAGGCTTTAAATCTATAAAGCCAGTAAATAAAGGGTCATCAACGCAACATAATAAGAGTTATACGACAAACATTGGAAATGCTAATTTAGGTGGGGGGTATTCGTATTCGTAACACTAGAGTTATTTAATGCCAATTTAATACTATATATAGTGGTACTACATATTGGGGTACTATATCTAGTTTATTGTTATAGTCTTTGTAGATAGAGTACACAAACTAGGACTACTATCACAGTAGTAATTGTTAGTATTGTTTACCTGTTTTAAAGTGTTCTTACACTCTTTACATTTCTTCAATAAGATAATTCTAATAGAAAAGAAAATACAGATGAATACTTCTCACCCTGTGTCATCCCTCCCAACCGATAACAAATCTATTTATGACTTATTTTATATTATGAAGTAATAGGCTTTAACCCTAGTTATCATGGTCCAGCTAATCCACTTCCTCTTACTGTTTAATCAGATACCCTCTTCTTAAAGCTGGAAAGATATCTTAATTGTGTGTGATAACTTTATCATAGGGGAAAGACAAAAACAAGTTTATGACTTTACAGAAAAAAAATTTTTTTTACTCCAGGGGGGATTGCTTCGTAGAGTCAGGGTGCCTTCCTTTGATTCTAGGAAAGGTCTTTGGCTTATGATTATTACAATATTTATATTTGTTATATTGGGATAGAATAGTAGTACAAGCAGGATTGATACAGGTTCTATCTTTTTGAAACTGTCTATTCTTTTTTGAATTGGGGTATTTGGAACCCTGTATATATTCTGCCATACTTAAATATTATAAAGGAGAAATAGATGCCTGGACCAAAGTACAAAAAGAAGTACAAAAAAATGGGTGGTAAAAAAAGAAGGAGATAATGCCTTTTAAAAAAATAGGACCTAATAAGTACAGGTCCCCTAGTGGTAGGATTATGACAAAAGAACAGGTAGCTGCGTATTATGCAAAGAATAAAAAAACGTAATGGCAAACCTTAAAAACTTAACCTGTCCGCACTGCGGAGATAAATTTAAACAAGCTCATGGTAGGCAGAAGTATTGTAATTTAAAATGTACTAAAGCTGCCAATGTTCGTTCCAGGAATAAAGCAATCCAGGAGGAAAAGAAACTAGCTACCACTTCAAACAGTAGAGCTAATCGTGGAGAATACTTTGATACTTTTGTAGAAGAGTATGCTGAAGAAATATTAGATGGAATCATAACACAAAAGTTTGTAGCTGAAGATATGGGTATAGATGCCAGTGTTGTTGCCAGGATGTTATTGGCATACAAAGAAGATAAAGCTATGGGTAAAGCTAGAGAAGATTGGAGTGTTCCAGAAGAAGCTCAAGAATCTTTAAAATCATTTGAAAGTTTTAGAAATAGATACTTCTTAACAGAGACAGGAAAGCCTTACGAAACAGCTAAGTTTCACAAGAACTGGATTAAAAACATTTTGAAAGCTATTGATAAAGGAGAACAGCTTATGATTCTCTCTCCACCAAGACATGGCAAAACAGACTTACTGACACACTTTGCTGTATGGCAGATATGTAAGAATCCAAACATAAGGGTTATGTGGGTAGGTGGTAATGAAGATATATCTAAGAATGCTGTAGGTGCGGTTCTTGACCATCTTGAAAATAATGAACAACTAATAGAAGATTTTTGTGGACCAGGGGAAACTTTTAAACCAAAGAGTAGAACTGGTAAGACCTGGAGTTCAGGACAGTTTACAGTTAAGACCAGGACAGTTACTGGTATTAAATCTCCAACAATGGTAGCTGTAGGTAAAGGTGGAAAGATTCTTTCAAGAGACTGTGATTTGATTATTGCAGATGACATTGAGGACCACTCAACTACAATTCAACCAAGTTCCAGGGAGCAGACAAAGAGATGGTGGACAACAACTCTATCTTCCAGGAAAGAGGAACATACAGCTATTGTTGTTATTGGGTCCAGGCAACATCCTGATGATTTATATAATTCATTAATTGATAACCCAGAATGGAAGAAGATAATTAATTCAGCTCATAGTTTAGATATACCTATTGATTCTGGTAAACCTAAAGACCACAAGAAACACATGCTATGGGCAAGTAAGAGAAGTTATAACTGGTTAATGGCACAGAGAAGAAATGCAGAAACAACTGGTGGTCTAGCTATTTTTGAAATGGTGTATTTAAACCGACCATTCTCTGAAGGTTTACAAATGTTTAAAGTAGAAGCATTAGATAATGCCAGGGATTATGAAAGGTCTATTGGACATATACCAGCTGGTACAAGATTAATTGCTGGACTTGACCCAGCTTCAACTGGTTACCAGGCTGCCTTTTTATGGGCATATCATGTAGAACAAGGTAAGTTGTACATGGTAGATATTGAAAACTCTAAAGGTGGTGGAATACCACAAGCATTTAAAACAATTAAAGAATGGTATGCAAAGTATGGATTATCTCATTGGATTATTGAAGAGAATGGATTTCAACGTGCTATTAGACAAGATAGAGAATTAAAAGAATGGGCAGCTGCTAGAGGAATACATTTAGAAGGTCATCAGACTCAAACAAACAAATTTGACCCATACTTCGGTGTTGGTGCAATGAGTGAGTTGTTTGAGAAGGGATTGGTAAATTTGCCTTATGGTAGTGCAGATTCACAAAACAAGAGTAATATATATCGTAGGCAGCTTTTGTATTTTTCAAATGCTGCTAACAAAGTAAGTAGCAGAGGATATAAATCGGATATAGTTATGGCAAGTTGGTTTCCAATAAAGATTGTAAGAAGATTACAAAAAGAGTTTATTGCTGAAATGGGTTATGAATATACTCCTGCTTTTAAAGGTTTTGATGTCTCTGATATGAATAAGGCACCATGGTAATAAGATGAACGCAAGTGAACTACAAGATAAGATAACGCAGTTACATTACGATAACCAGGATGCTTATGCAACAAGAGGTCGTATTCGTTCAATAATGAATGGTGGACCAAATGGAATACTTGCTTTATTAGGAGACCAGATAAAAGGATTCCAGGATTGGCAAATCCCAATGCCTAATCTTATGTCATCAGGATTAGAACACCTGGCACAGAAAATAGGTCGTATTCCTAACCTCAAGATAGATGTTCCTAATGATAAAGATTCTGAAAGAGCTAAAAGAAGAGCAGAGAAAATAGGGAGAATAATAACCGCTTATGATGAAGTACAAGGACTTGAAAAACAAATGCCACAAGTTGGTAGATGGTTACCTGGTTATGGATTTGCTGTATGGGTCATACGTGAAAGAAAAGATGCTAATGGGAACCCCTACCCAATAGCTGAACTACGAGACCCATACAACTGTTTCCCTGGATATTTTGGTGCAGACCAACAACCAAAAGATTTATCTATAGTTCGTAGAGTTCCTAAATATGCACTAGCTCAAGTTTATCCAGATTATAAAGAACAGATTTATGCAAAGGATATGGGTACTGGATTATCTATTGGTAGTGGTTCAGCTTCACCTTATACAGATTCTTATTCAGGTTCCTGGGCTAACTCAAATGGTCAAGGGGATTTAATATCTGAATATTACAATGAAGAAGGAACTTATATATTCCACATGTCATCAGGTACAATATTTGATTTTATTCCTAATCCGCTAAAGAGTGGTCCTGCTTTCGTTGTAGCAAAGAAGTTTTCTTTTGACCAGCTACAAGGACAGTATGACCAAATAATCGGATTAATGGCAGCTATGGCAAAGATTAATGTTATGAGCATTATTGCTATGGAAGATGCAGTATTCACTGAAACAAACATAACTGGTGAATTAGAATCAGGTCAATACAAAAAAGGAAGATTTGCAGTTAATTACTTTGCTCCAGGAAGCACAGTATCAAAACCTGCATCAAATATTCCTTATCAGATTTTTCAACAGATAGATAGAGTAGAAAGACAACTTAGAGTTGGAGCAGCTTATCCTGCTACAGATGATTCACAATCACCTGTATCTTTTGCTACTGGTAGAGGTTTAGAAGAACTAGGTGCATCTATGTCATTAATGATTAGAGAATATCATACCATTATGGCTGATGCTATAGAACAGACAGATGCTAAAAGACTTGAGTGGGATGAGATGATGTACCCAGGTAAATCAAAACATTTATCTGGATATAGAGATAATAAATTCTTTTCAGAAACTTATGAACCACTTAGAGATATTTCAAGTAATTATAAAACTAGAAGAGTCTATGGTGCTATGGCTGGTTATGATGAACCACAAAAAATTGTTACAGGTTTACAGTTGCTTAGTTCTGGTGTTATTGATACACAGACTTTACAAGAGAACCTAGATGGTTTAGATAATGTAGTAAGAGTTAATGAAAGAATTACAAGAGAAAAAGCAGACAAAGTTTTATTTGATACTTTAATGGCACAAGCTAATCAGGGAGACCAGAAGGCTTTAATGGCAATAGTTCAAATAAGAAAGAATCCTGCTGACATGCAAAACATTTTAGATAAATTTTTTACAGCCGAAGAACCAGAGATTCCAGAAGAAGAAGCAGCACTGATTGAAGGTATAGGTCCGACCACCACTGGACCTACACCTTCTATACAACAAGCGTTAGGTATGGTGCAATAATGCCTAATAATATAAATAAAGAATTTGCAGAGATTGTTAATAATTCATTATGGGATGTAGATGAAAATGGTGATGATATATTGCTTGAAGCTAATTTACTTGAACCTAAGATATTTACAGACCAATTACCACCAATGGTGTTTCCATTTGGTTATATGATTATTAGTTCAACATTTGCTTATTACGAAGATGAGGATGAAGATGGCAACGAGAATAACTAAAAGAAATGCAGCTGTTAAGCCGCCAACAAATAACTATATAGACCAATCAAGATTTGTATATGGTGAACAACAAGAATTAAAAAATTTAAACAATGAAGTTAAAGATTTAGAACTGACTGGAGGACCTACACCAGGACCAACAGCTCCACCTCCAGGACAACAAGGAGTAGATGTATTTAGAGGGACAGACCAACCACTTAGACCAGTAGAAGATGGATTAGCATTTGGTCCAGGAGTTGGACCGCAAGAATCTGCTATGGAATCAACAGAGCAGTTGATTCAACAGTTTTATGATTTAACTGGGGACCCATTACTAGCGGCTATATTAAAGAGTTAATATGTCATACAGTACCTTTGATGCTGCTGATTTTGTAGATGACTCTGCTACACAAAGAGCTATAGCTAAATCTAAAGCTCCTTCACAAGTTACACAAGATATGGCTAATAGAGCTTCAGCTATTGTTAAAAAATATCCAACAATAAGTAAAGGTTCTTTAGTTGGTGCAGTTAAATTAGGTATCAGTGATGAGGACCCAAGACTTAGGCAGATAGTATTACAAGAATCTATAGCAAAAGAAAGAGAAGGATTTGGTGCTTTAAGACAATCTATTACTAATAAATCTAAAAGCATGAGTAGAGGATTATTCTTAGGATTTCAAAACTTATGGGAAGCTGGAGCTGCAAGAGGTGTACGTTATTTAGAAGGCAGACAACAAGGCATGTCTCATAAAGAAGCTAGAGATAAATCTAAATCTTCTTTATTAGATATGAAAGCACAAGCAGAAGCTGCTGGTAAAGAAGTTGATTTAGGAACTGGATGGTTCTTAGGTAGCACTGACCCAACACAAACAGATGAATATAAAAACTTAGTTCAATCTGGAGTGGACCCAGTAGAAGCAAGAGAGTTTGTTTTAGATAATGTTTTAGGTGTACAGATTTATGAAGAACAAAGAAAGAAAGCAGAGACAGCAATACAGTTTACTGGTGAAAGAGCAGAGAGATTTGAAGAAGCTGGGTTAGACCCAACAGTTACTATTGGTCGTTGGTTATTTAAACCACTTGATGACATTATAGAACCAGGAACAACAGCATATAAAAATATAACTGGAACATTAGATATACTTGCACAAATATTTTTAGACCCTGTTGGTATGGCAGCTTTAGGAATAGGTAAAGCAAGAGCTGGTGCAAAAACATTTCAAGCTGCTAGTTATAATTTTAAGACAGGTGAACAAACATTAGAAAACTTAAGTACCATGGGTAAATTATTTGAGAACACTGGATTACTCCAGGGAACAAGAAAATCTATCTTTGGTCCAACAACTCAAGAGTTTCTATCTGGTAAAGCTGGTTTAAAATTTAAAGAGTTTATATGGAATAACTCTACATCTGACATAATGTCTGCATCTAAAAACAATATTGATGATTTTGATTTTTATAATACGTTAGATAAATTAAAAGCAAAACATAAAGGAAAGTCTTTTGAAGAAGTAGATGATATCTTAACCAAAGAATTAATAGAGGACCAATTTTTAATTAAAGCTACAGCTAACAACTTACCTACTGTAAGAACTAAAGGCAACAGAATGACACGTATGTTAAATGATTGGTCAGAGAAAACTTATGGTACAAGATTAGTTACTGAAAACAAAAGTGATTCTCTTGTTAAGTTAAATAGATTTATTAGATTAGCTACTAGCTCTGAAGATGCTGCAATAAAGATTACAAAAAGAAATGACTTTATGAAAAGAGCTATGAAAGCATTAGATTCTAAAAATGCTCCAGGAGAAGTAGCTTTACTTGTTAGTAGATATTTAGAAAAAAGTATGAAACCAGCTGTTATTAAAAAATTAGTTAAGAAAGATATGAAAGGAAAAAGTTTACTTAAACAAGAAGCATCTCTAACTAAGTATCAAAAACAATTAGTAGAAGAAGGTTTAAGTATTCAAGCTAAATTTATTAGCGGTTCTAAAAAACAAAAGGATGCTGTTAAAAGTTTTGCTATTGAAACAGGTGGAGAAAACTTACCTATTACTAATGTACTAAGACAATTACAAAAAGGTGAACTAGATGGAGTACCTAATCTATTAGACCCAATGACTGCTGTACAGTTAGCTGATGA